CTCACTTGGAGGTAGAGCTTGTAGCTCCAGTCGTAGGTCAGTTTGACCAAGTTCTTTTGGGAGACGACTGCTCCTTGGGCGAGTGCTGCGAACCGCCGGAAGGCGGCTGAAAGCCGCGCGGGTAAATCCAGCAGTTGCAGGGCTTGCATGGCGGCATATTGGCGAAGGGGCAATTTGTTCGAAAGCGAGCTAGTGCAGGTGCCCGAGTTGGCTACTTTGGCCGACATGCGGTATGCCTCGACACGAGTTCCGAGGGCGATGAAATGTTTGGACAAGAAGTCCATCTCGTGGAGGAAGCCGGTTTTATAGTTCTTGACAAGAACTCCGATCCCGCTCAGTCCCACGGCTTTAGGGCTGAGAATCTCCTCGAATGTTTCTCGGCTTATGGGCCGGGTGCAGAACACCAAGGAGTCATCTCCGGCCGCGAAGGGCAGGAGGGGGGTGCCGGTTTTGAACCCTACAAACTCGTGGTCCAGGAGATTCCGGACGGTATTGAAGAGAGTTGTGGATATGGGGTGACCGGACATCACCGTGGCGGAGACTTCAAGGACGTCGTCCTTGGTAGACCTGCAGCGGTAGGTCTTTTTAAAGAAGTCTCGGCGGAAAATGGGGGACATCCAGGAAGGTAAGTCCGCAAAAGGGCTTAGGATGTCGAATAAGGCGGGGCCGAGGACGTGGTCCACCATTTTCATACGGATGGCATGTTGGTGGGCGTCATAAGATGAGCCGTCGGCCATGTACCACCCGTTGCCGGAAATGTCTCCTACAAGCGCGGCCTTGCTCAGATGTTTTCCGAGCTGTTCAAGGTTCATTCCGGAGGTGAAACCCGGGAATGCCTTCTTCATGACCCGAATCATGAGGCGAGCGTAGTAGGCTGCGGCCATGGTGAATACGGGTTTGAAGCAACAAATGTTCCGAGGCCGCGCGTCTGGGTCGTCGAAATGGACCTCGTTGGTCTTCGAGAAGAACTTTGCTTCGCAGTTCCACTCACATCTCTCGAGTTGCTCTCGAGCTTTGCGGTATAATTTCCGCTTGGTTGGGGCCGAGTTGGCAAGGAAGGTCTCGAAACTGTAATCGAGCTGCGCTTCCTCGACTAGCCTTGGCAATTGCCGGACGATGCCGGCGACGCGTTCCTGTACGAACGCAGCCCATTCGCCGCCCATCTGTACAGACGGGAACTGCAAGGCGTTGAACTGGCGCGTGAA